CTCCAGGCATTGGAGACCGCGCTCGCCAAGGGCGAACGCCGCGTCAGCTTCGGCGACAAGACCGTCGAGTACCGCTCGGTCGATGAACTGAAGGCCGCGATCCGCGAGGTCAAGCGCGGCATCCTGGAACAGGCAGCCGCCACCGGTCTATGGCCGGGTGCGCCGCGCCAGATCCGGGTCACGACCTCGAAGGGGTTCTGATGGCCTGGTATTCGAAGATCCGAAGCCTGTTCGGCCAGCCACCCGTCCACGAAGCGGCTGGCCGTGGCCGCCGTTCGCTGGCGTGGATGCCCGGCAACCCCGGCGCGGTCGCCGCGATGTTGGCGACCAACACCGAGCTGCGCATCAAGAGCCGAGACCTTGTGCGCCGCAATGCCTGGGCGCAGGCCGGGATTGAGGCTTTCGTGTCCAACGCGGTCGGCACTGGCATCAAGCCGCAGAGTTTGGCAGCAGACGAACGTTTTAAGACCGACGTCCAGGCGCTGTGGCGTGACTGGACGGAGGAAGCCGACGCTGCAGGTCAGACCGACTTCTATGGCCTGCAGGCGCTGGCCTGCCGCGCGATGCTCGAAGGCGGTGAATGCCTGATCCGGCTGCGCCCGCGTCGTCCGGAGGACGGACTGGTTGTTCCTCTGCAGCTTCAGTTGCTGGAGCCCGAGCATCTGCCGATTAGCCTCAACCTCGATCTGCCTTCGGGCAACGTGGTGCGCTCTGGCATCGAATTCGACAGCCTCGGGCGGCGCGTCGCTTACCACCTGTACCGCTCGCACCCCGAAGACGGTCGGCTGGCTCCGATGTCGGGCCAGGGCGGGATGGACACGGTGCGCATCGATGCGAAAGAAATCATCCACCTGTTCCGCGTCCTGCGTCCCGGCCAGATCCGGGGCGAGCCGTGGTTGTCGCGGGCCCTGGTCAAGCTCAACGAACTCGACCAGTACGACGACGCCGAACTGGTGCGCAAGAAGACCGCCGCGATGTTCGCGGGGTTCGTGACCCGGCAGAACCCGGAGGACAACCTGATGGGCGAAGGTGCTGCCGATGGCGATGGCATCGCGCTGGCCGGTCTGGAGCCGGGCACCTTGCAGATTCTGGAGCCTGGAGAGGACATCAAGTTCTCTGACCCAGCCGACGTCGGTGGCTCGTATGGCGAGTTCCTGCGCACGCAGTTCCGCGCGGTCGCCGCTGCCATCGGCGTCACCTACGAGCAGTTGACCGGCGACCTGACAGGCGTGAACTACTCGTCCATTCGCGCCGGGATGCTCGAGTTCCGGCGTCGCTGCGAGATGGTGCAGCACGGTGTGCTCGTGCATCAGATGTGCCGTCCGGTGTGGGCCGCGTGGATGAAGCAGGCCGTGCTCGCCGGTGCCATCGAAGCCCCCGGCTTCGCGCGTGGCGGCCCAGCCCGTCGCCGCCAGTACCTGCAGGTGAAGTGGATTCCCCAGGGCTGGCAGTGGGTCGACCCCGAGAAGGAGTTCAAGGCAATGCTGCTGGCCATCCGCGCCGGGCTGATGAGCCGCTCGGAAGCCATTTCCGCTTTTGGCTACGACGCCGAGGACGTTGACCGCGAGATCGCCGCCGACAACCAGCGCGCCGACGACCTCGGGTTGATCTTCGACTCCGACCCGCGCCGCACGTCCAAGGACGGCGGGAGCGCGGAGCCGAACAAGAACGCTGCAGACACCACGCAAACCGGCGACTCACCGTCTGCCTGAAGGATTCCCATGACCCTGTTGCCCCATTTGGCGGCACGCCTCTACGGTGTGCCGCTGGCGATCCATCGCCCCAAACTTGACGTGATCCTGGCCGTGCTCGGCCCCCGGATCGGCTTGGCTGATCTGGCTGCGCCTTCGGGCTTCACGCCGCCCGCACGCCCCGCATCCACTCAGACGACGAAGGTCGCAGTCATCCCCATCCACGGCACGCTGGTGCGACGCACCGTGGGCCTGGAAGCCGAATCCGGATTGACCAGCTACGCAGGGCTGACCGCGCAGTTGGACGCCGCGCTGGCCAGCCCCGATGTCGCCGCCATCCTGCTCGACGTTGACTCGCCGGGTGGCGAGTCGGGCGGCGTGTTCGATCTGGCCGACCGCATCCGTGCGGCGTCCAGCATCAAGCCAGTCTGGGCGGTGGCCAATGACATGGCGTTCTCGGCGGCCTACGCCCTGGCATCTGCGGCGAGCAAGGTGTTCGTCTCGCGCACCGGCGGCGTCGGCTCGATTGGCGTCATTGCGATGCACGTCGACCAGTCGGAGAAGGATGCTCAAGACGGCGTTCGCTACACGGCGGTCTTCGCGGGCGACCGCAAGAACGATCTCAACCCCCACGAGCCGATTTCCAGCGAAGCCCACGCCTTTCTCAAGGGCGAGGTGAATCGCGTCTACGGCCTGTTCGTCGAGACGGTGGCCCGCAACCGTGGCATCGAGGCATCTGCGGTGCGTGACACCGAGGCTGGGCTGTTCTTCGGGCAAGCCGCCGTTGCCATCGGGCTGGCCGACGCCATCGGCACCTTTGACGACGCCCTTGCGCAGCTCTGCGAATCCGTTTCCCCACTCCCGAAGTTGGCGGCAAGCCACGCGGGACTTTTTAGCAACCTCCAGATGGAGTCTTCCATGAATGATCGAACCGACCCCGCTGCTCCTGATCGGCTTGCTGCTGATCCTGCTGGCAGTCTTTCTCAACCGGCCGCCGCCGCCACCGCCATGACCGTGGCCGACGCGATTGAGGTCGCCCAGACCTGCACCCTGGCCGGGCGCACCGACCTGATCGCGGGCTTCCTCGAATCGAAGGCATCGCCCGCCAAGGTGCGCAGCCAGTTGCTGGCCACCCAGGCCGAAGCCAGTCCCGAAATCGTCAGCCGTATCGACCCGCAGTCGGCCATGTCGGCAAGTAGCACTGGCCATCCCGCCTCTCCCCACAACCCTCTGATCCAGGCCGTCAAAAGTCGCCTGGGCACCAAGTAACCCAAAAAGGAGCATCCCGTGCCCGCAATGCAAGAACCAATCAACCTCGGCGACCTCCTGAAGTACGAGGCGCCCAATCTCTATTCGCGCGACCGCGTGACCGTGGCAGCTGGCCAGACCTTGCCGCTGGGTACGGTGCTCGGGCAGATCACGGCGACGGGCAAGGTCAAGCAGATCGACCCGTCGGCCACCGATGGCAGCCAGTACTCCGCTGGTGTGCTTATGCAGGACGCCGATGCTGCTCTCGCCGACCGCAACGACGGGCTGATGGTGGCGCGTCACGCCATCGTGTCAGACCACGCACTGCATTGGCCCACCGGCATCACGACTGCGGAGCAGCAAGCAGCGATCCAACAACTCAAAGCACTGGGCGTCCTGGTGCGTATCGGCGCCTAACGCCAAGGAGACTCAATATGCAAAACCCATTCATCAGTCCGGCATTTTCGATGGCATCAATGACTGCAGCCATCAACTTGATCCCCAACCGTTACGGACGCCTGGAGGAGTTGAATCTGTTCCCGCCCAAGCCGGTTCGAACGCGCCAGGTGATTGTCGAAGAACGCGCCGGTGTCCTGAACCTCCTTCCGACCCAGCCGCCAGGCTCTCCGGGAACAGTGAATGTGCGTGGCAAGCGAACCGTCAGGTCCTTCGTCGTTCCGCACATCCCGCACGATGACGTTGTGTTGCCCGAGGAGGTTCAAGGACTACGCGCATTTGGCAGCGAAACCGAAATGGAGTCGATTGCCGGAGTGCTGGCCCAACACCTCGAGACGATGCGCAACAAGCACGCCATCACCCTAGAGCACTTGCGTAAGGGGGCATTGAAAGGTGAGATCCTCGACGCCGACGGCAGCCGGATCTACAACCTGTTTGACGAGTTTGGCATCGATCAACAGAGTGTGGACTTCGAAATCAGCAGCCCAACTACTGGCACTGACGTCAAGGGCAAATGCACTGATGTCCTGGGCATCATCGAAGAAGCCCTACTCGGCGAGTTCATGACGGGAGTCCACTGCTTGTGCTCTCCAGAGTTCTTCAAGGCATTGACCGGCCACAAGGATGTCAAGACTGCCTTCACGAACTGGCAGCAAGGCGCCGTCCTTATCAATGATGTTCGCCGTGGCTTCACCTTTGGCGGCATCACTTTTGAGGAGTACCGAGGCAAGGCGACAGATGTCAACAAGACGGTCCGGCGCTTCATCGCAGCTGGCGAAGCACATGCGTTCCCTCTGGGCACCATCGATACCTTCGGAACTTACTTCGCTCCGGCCGACTTCAACGAGACTGTCAACACGATGGGCCAGCCGCTTTATGCGAAGCAGGAACCGCGCAAATTCGATCGGGGCACTGATCTGCATACGCAGGCCAACCCGCTACCGATGTGCCATCGTCCCGGGGTTCTGGTCAGGCTCGTTATGGGCGGCGGCGTATGAGTTTGGTCGCCCAGATCTATGAGTCGGCCGCGAACGCTGGGCTGCTGAAGGAGTGCCTTTGGTATCCGTCGAACGGTGCGCCATCGCAACGGCATCAGGTCGGCTTTACCGCGCCGGATGAATCCCTCCTCGATGGTCTGACTTTGAGCACCGATTACGAGATGACCTACCCGGTCACGGCATTCGGGGGTCTTGCAGTCCGCGAAGTTGTCGAAATCGGTGGCACGTCCTTCCAGGTGCGAGACATCCGTGCCGTGGGCGACGGCTCTGAGATCCGCGCCAAGCTCACCCGGCTGTAAACCCATGGCAGATAACTCGATCCGCGAGCAGATTCTGCTGGCGGTGATGGCGGCTGTCCGTCCGGCAGTCGAAGGTCTCGGGGCCACTTTGCACCGTTCGCCCACGGTGGCGATCAGCC